TACACAATCAGTATGAAGCATATCGAAGAATGTACGATGCTTTGGACATAAAGAACATAGATAGCTTGTTACCACCTCCACAGCCACCCGCACCAGTGGATCCAGCAACAGAAAACGCTAATGCAATCAAAGGAGTGCCTTTACAAGCCTTTCAACAACAAGACCATGAGGCACATTTAATGGCACATGCTATGTTTTTGTCGAATATGGTGTCTCAAGCCAACCCACAAGGCTTTTTATTACTGCAATCTCATGTTCAAGAACACATTAGCATGTTAGCAAGAGATCAAGTGTTGACTTTTTTCCAAAAAATGATGCAAGAAGCTATGATGAAAGGTGAACAAATACCTCCACCGACACCAGATGTCATAGAGGCAACAATTTCTCAACAAATAGGCGAGATATTGAAAGAAATTATGCCTAAGATAGAGCCTGCACAGAAACCAGACCCACTTGTAGACATCAGACAGAAAGAATTACAGAACGATACTGCTGAAATACAAAGGAAAACAATGAATGACATGATGAACTTTCAAGTTGACCAAGCAAAACTACAACAGGCATTTGAATTAGCACAACAAAGACAAAATCTTCAAGAAAAAATAGCAGAAGATAGAAATGATGTTAATATTTACAGAATTAACACACAAGCAGCACTGAGGAAGTAATGGATCCAGCCACTATTGGAATAGCATTAACCGCAGCGTCAAAAGCATTTGATGCAATTAAAAAGGGTTTTGCTATTGGCAGAGATATAGAATCCATGGGCTCAGATTTAAGTCGTTGGATGGGTGCAGCGAGTGATATTGATCAAGCAAAAAAACAAGCGGACAATCCATCTTACTTTCAAAGAGTATTTAAGGGTGGTTCTTTAGAGGCTAGTGCAATAGAGGCAGTGGTCGCAAAAAAGAAGATGGAAAAACAACGCTATGAGATGAAAACTTTTCTTAACATGACATATGGACCAAACGCTTGGAACGAAGTTTTAAAAATGGAGGGCGATATAAGGAAGCGTAGGCAGAAAGAGGTGTATGAGCGTCAAGAGTTTCGAAGAAAGATATTAGAAGGAATTGGTTGGGTAGTTTTGTTTTTAACAGTAGGTGGATTTTTAATATTTTTGGCATATTTGTATAGGCAGAGTAGACATGGATAAAAAAGACGAAAAGAAACCTATTGACCTTAAGGTTGGTCAAAATAGTTTTGAATTAATACTACGAATATTAGGCAATGAGTTTGTTGCAGTTAAGATTGGATCTACAAATTTTTCTGGTAAACTTATAGCTGGTGGTATTTTATTATTATTTTTTACTTTCATAATCATGGAGGTTTTTGGCATGAATGAGTTATTAAGATGACAAAGAAATTTGAAAAAGGTTCTAAAATAGCAGAAAAACTAGATCTTAATGGTGATGATATAATCACAGATCAAGAGTTTTTAATGAAAGAACGAATGATTTTATTAGAAAACAGAGATAAAAAAGAAGACCAACAACGCTATATGGTTTGGTTTTCTGCATTATCTGTAACGATATTTATTGTAGTTTTAATGTTGCCAGTTATACCACTTGATAGAGTAGATCATCTCTCAAGTATTGCGAATACTTGGGTTTTAAGTAATATGGGTATTATTGGTAGCTTCATAGTTGGTAATCAACTAGCTAATCGTAAGGAGATAAAAAAGTGATACAAGCATTAATAGGACCTGCTACTAAGTTACTTGGAAAATTCATAGAGGATAAAGATCAAAAGAACAAATTGGCACATGATTTAGCCACTCTTGCCTCTCGTCATGCTCAAGAACTTGCAAAAGGTCAGATACAAGCCAACACAGAACAAGCCAAACATCCAAGTTTATTTGTAGCCGGAGCCCGCCCCGCCATAATGTGGATCTGTGCTCTCGGTCTTCTAACGCAATTTTTTATCATGCCTATTGCTGAATGGGCAACTGCGATATGGATGCCAGAGATAACTTTGCCAAAACTCCAGACAGGTGAACTTATGACGTTAACACTTTCATTATTAGGACTTGGAGGAATGAGATCTTTTGAGAAGTCAAAGGGTGTAGCTAGGGAGAACATGAAAAAATGACAATGTTTTATTTGAAAGTTTCAACTTTTTTTAATAAAATAGGAAATTATTTTTATATGAAACATGTAGAAAGAATTAAAACAAGACATGCCGTTAACAAAAAAAGGTAAAAAAATTATGAAGTCTATGAAGACTCAGTATGGTAAAAAGAAGGGTGAAACGGTATTCTATGCAAGTAAAAACAAGGGAGTTATTAAGGGTGTTGACAGAAAGAAAAAGAAAAAAAGTTAAGAAAGTTGCCAAGGCTTTGAGCAAAGCCTCTAAACTACATGCAGGACAAGCAAAAACATTAAGAGGTGTGATCGGTGCAAAGAAAAAAAAGAGATCCTAAAGTTGGCACGGGTAAAAAACCGAAAGGAAGTGGAAGAAGACTCTACACCGATGAAAACCCTAAAGATACAGTTAGAATTAAATTTGCTACTCCAGCAGATGCTAGAGCGACAGTCGCAAAAGTTAAAAAGATTAATAAGCCGTTTGCAAGAAAAATCCAAATACTAACAGTGGGAGAACAAAGGGCAAAAGTTATGAAAAAAATGGAAGTTGCTAATATTTTTAAGAGAGGGAAAGAAGCAATAAGGAGACAAAGAACATGACACGAATTAAACAATTTGCAAATGACATGGGTTTATCATACAATCAAGCAAAGAATCTCGTCAATAAAGGCAGAAAAAAAAGAGACGGCGGATCAACTATACTGGAGAAAACTATGGGAGCAGTTAAAGCTAAAAAGGGTAAGTCAATGAAGTTACCGAAGAAGAAGCCTAAAAATTTTAAAAAGATAGTAGAAGATCAAAGGTTAGCTAGAGGTGAAATCACCATAGGTGATTTGAATGAAGCAAATACTAATCCAAAAGATTTCATGCCAGATAAAATGTTAAAAAAACAAACTGGTGGGTCAATGAGAAAGCCAAGGAAGGGCGAAAAAAGCATGATAAAAAAGTCTCAGGCCAGAAAAGATCTTGAAAAATTTATGACTCAAATGGACATGATACCTATAAATTTACACAAAAATTTGGTCAAAAAAAAGAAAGATGGTGGTGGTTTTGGTATGTTAAGTGTTAAGGCGGGTATTGACAATAATCCAAAGCCAACTCAAGCCGACAGAATAGCGGGAGCCACGATGAAGGATAAAAAAGAAGTAAAGAAAATGGGTGGTGGTATGTATGACATGACACCTAGAAGAATGAACAAAGGTGGTGTGGCTCGTGGTATGGGTGCCGCTGTCAAGGGGACTGGATTTAAAGGAGTTTACTAGTGGATGAGGATTTTGATCTAGGGGGTTTTGACGAGGCGTATAGTCCAGACGATTTTACTCAACAAGAGATGGACGTTGCTTCTGCTATTGGTGCACAGACGGGTGGTTTTGGAGACGAGAACACAGCACAATTTATTGCGGATGTAGTCGCACAGCCACAAGTTGGTTCAAGTAGATCTAACATAATAGGATCATCGACTTATGATCCCGAGTTTGCACAAGCATTAAGGATAAGCAGAGGACTTCTTCCAAGTTATTATGGAGCTTTACCGGCATCACAAGGTGGAGGTATGGGGTTCATGGGACCAACTCAAGCATATAGTCAAGGACTTCAAACACTTGCTTTACCTTCAAACTTAGTCCCACAAATAGAAGGCAGACTAGGCCCAAGAGGACCTAAGTATTTTTCAGAAGGAGAAAGAGTATTACAAGAAGTTTTACCAGATATTGTAAGAAATGTTGGTATAGCTCCTTTGGTTGGTAGACTATTAAACACGATAACTGATGCTGGGAAAACAGTAGGAGGAGATATTGAAAAAGGTGTAGGTGCCCTTGGTGAGTTAAAAGACGATGTATTTGACGCAGTTAAAAATTTTTTTTCTAACCCATCGGGAGCAGCAGATACAGAAAACATTAACTTCAATGTTGATCCGATGCCTGGTGGTCGTGCTGAATTTGTACCAGACTTCGGGGTTACGAGAGCAGCAGATACTCCCTCTTTTGATATACCTGCTTATTTAGCTCAAATGAGAGGACAACAAGAAGCTAGAGATACAGATATATATAGCGAACAGTTTGATAGATTTGCTCCAGATTTCATACCAGACAATAGAGGTATTATGGGGTTAGGGTTTGATGAGTTAGCTGAAGAAGCTAGAAAAAACGTAGATGAAATGCGAGTGAAGCGAGACGCGGAAAGATTTTCAACAACAACGCCAAATTTTGATTTGCCTGGATTTAGTTCTAGATCCATGTCACCGACAGAAGCAGATGAAGTAAAAAGAAGACTAGGCGTTCTTTAGTGAAAGTTACAGATTTTTTACATAAATATCAAAAATCCTTGAATGATAGGATAAATGAGATTAGTATGGCAGTAACCAGTGGCAGTGCTGCTGATTACGCTAGTTATAAGACAATGGTGGGAGAAATCCAGGGTCTCTCCTTTGCATTAGATGAAATAAGAACCCTGCTACAAAAGGTGGACAATGACGCTAATAGTACCTGAATATGTTCTTAGACAGAAAGAAGCTAAGAAAAAAGCAGATGAACAAGCAAAAAAATTATCATTAAAAGAAAGAGTGCCGAAACCTACGGGTTGGAGAATACTCGTTATGCCATATATGGGCAAAGAAACAACAGAGGGTGGTGTTCATGTGCCCGATTCTGTGAGAGATAAAGAAGCAAGAGCTACAGTTGTAGCTTATGTTATTAAAGTAGGCCCGTTGGCATACAAAGATATAGACAAATTTGGAGAAGATGGAGCATGGTGTAAGGAGGGCGACTGGATTTGTATTGGTCGTTATGCTGGTTCTAGATTCCAGATAGACGGCGGAGAAGTGCGAATTATCAATGATGATGAAGTCATTGCAACCATTGTCAATCCCGATGACATCAAATCATACGGAGCTTAAAGTATGCAAAATGCAAAACAAGAAGAACTATTTGAAGAAGTGGAGGTAGTTGAAGATGGAGAAAAAGAAGAGAGGCAGACCGCCCAAGGTGGCGAAGAAACTGTCGGAAATACCGAAGTTACAACCGAAACGGAAGAGAGTGTCGCTACCGATGAAGATATGTCGGAATATTCTGAATCTGTTCAAAAACGTATATCGAAACTTACGAACCGTTTTCGAGAGGAAGAACGCCAAAAGAAATCAGCGATAGATTATGCTGAATCAATTAAAAAACAAAATGAAGAGTTAAAAGCAAGGCTTGATAAATTAGATAATAGTTTTGTAGGAGAGTTTGACACGAGAGTGACAGCTCAAGCTCAAGCTGCAAAAGAAGCATATAAGAAAGCATTAGAATCTGGAGATGCAGATGCTTTATATGAAGCACAACAAAACATATCTAGGATAGCGTTGGAAGAGGCAAATTTAAAACAACTTAAAGCTCAAAGAGAAGAGCAAGCTAAAAAACAAGAAGCTCAACCTACTCAACAGCCTCAACGTCAAGCTCAACCTAAACCAGATCCAAGAGCCGAGAAATGGGCAGAAGATAATGAATGGTTTGGTAAGGATCAAACAATGACTTATGCTGCTTTTGGTATACATAAAGCCATGATAGAGCAAGAAGGGTTTGACCCAAGTAGTGAAGAGTATTATACTGAGCTTGATAATAGAATGAGAACAGAGTTTCCACATAAATTTTCGGAGACAAGAACAAAGTCTTCTGGCCCCAGAGTTGCATCTGCTGGAGCCACGGCATCAAAGTCGGGAACAAAAGGACGCAGAACAGTCAAACTGACTCCATCGCAAATTGCGATAGCAAAGAGATTGGGTGTTCCGTTAGAAGAATATGCAAAGCATGTGAAGGAGTAAGAATATGGCTAGTAACAGAATTTCACGAGAGACCACAAGTCGTGCAAATAGTACAAGGAGACAACCTTGGCAACCTCCAGCTAAGTTGGATGCACCTCCAGCTCCAGATGGATATGAACATCGTTGGGTCAGAACTCAATTAAGAGGTGAGGATGACAAAGCGAATGTTTTTTCCAGAATGAGAGAGGGATGGGAACCAGTTAGGGCAGACGAATACGGCCCAGAAGCTGCAAAGTATCCAGTTATTGAGGAGGGTAAAAACAAAGGAATAATCGGTGTCGGTGGTTTAATGTTGGCACGGATTCCAACGGAGACGGTACGAGAAAGAACTGAATATTATCGGGAACAGACCCGCAACCAAATGAAAGCCGTTGATGAAAACTTGATGAGGGAGCAACATCCCTCGATGCCTATCCATAAACCAGATAGGCAAAGTCGTGTAACCTTCGGTAGAGGGAGTAAAATGAATGAGACTTCTAATACCGAGTAATTTTTATAAGGAGCAATAAATGGCTAATGCAAATGTAGCTTTTGGTCTAAAGCCTGTTGGAAAACATGGTTCTAGTCCATCGACTCAAGGTACGAGTCAATACTTTATTGCTAGTGATGCTTCCGCGATTTTTCAAGGTTCACCAGTAAGAGCTGAATTAACTGGTGGCACTATTCAGATCGCTACTGCCTCTTGTAACGGAGTCCAGCTTTTAGGAGCCTTTGCAGGATGTGAGTATGTGGATGCAACCACTGGCAAGTTAAAGTTCAGTAATACCTGGCCTGGTTCTGGCTCAGCTAATACTGACTTTGACATCAAAGGATTTGTGTATGACGATCCAAATCAAAGATTTATTATTTGTTCGGATGGTACAAACACAAGTAGAGCAACAGCGAAAGTAGATATTTTCAAAACTGCTGATCTAGCAAGTGGAACTTCTGGTAGTACAACTACTGGTATTTCTTCTTGTGCGATTGATATTTCAACTGCTGAAGATACAGACACTTCAAATGCCGTAATGATTTTAGGTATTTTGGAAGACGTATCAAATGCAGATCACACTGCAGCAGGTATCTCCTATATCGTTAAAATCAACAACCATGCGTTAAACTCTTCGGATGTTGACGCTACTGCATCTTAAGGAGGGTCTAGTATGGCTATTTCAAGAGCACAACTCGCCAAAGAGTTAGAGCCTGGCTTAAACGCCCTCTTTGGTATGGAGTATAATAGGTATGAAGGTCAACATGCAGAAATCTTTGACACAGAAGCATCAGACAGAGCTTTTGAAGAAGAGGTAATGTTGAGTGGTTTCGGAGCAGCACCAGTTAAACAAGAAGGTTCTGGTGTGTCTTTTGACGATGCGAATGAGGCTTACACTTCAAGGTATAATCACGAAACTGTTGCAATGGCTTTCTCAATAACAGAAGAGGCTGTAGAGGATAACCTTTACGACAAGTTATCTGCTCGTTATACGAGAGCACTTGCAAGATCAATGGCACACACTAAGCAAGTGAAAGCTGCAAACGTATTAAATAATGCGTTTACTGCTGGAGCAACTGCTGGTGGTGATGGTAAAGCATTGTTAGCAACAGACCACCCATTAACAAATGGTGGTACATTCGCTAATGAGCCTACCACTGCTGCTGATCTTAATGAAACATCTTTAGAAGATGCTTTGATCAAAATTGCAGGCTTTGTAGATGAAAGAGGATTAATCATTGCTCTTAGAGGAATGAAGTTAATTATTCCTAGACAACTACAATTCGTAGCAGAAAGATTAATGGCTTCTAATTTAAGAGTTGGAACAGCAGAT